CCAGCAAGGATTGCAAACTCTGGTCGGATGTCAGCAACAATTGCCAACAGGACAGTTATACCGGAAGCAGCCACAGCTCTTAAATATGACTTAATTGCTGCCTTGTGTTTGTTTGATAGTTTCATGCTTTGCCTCCTAGTAGTGGGATATGAAAAAACTCAGAATTTTTATCTTGATCTTTCTTGAAACTTACATGGACATGATGATTATGAGGATTGCCTTTATATTTACGCCAACGCCATCCAAGTAAAGGTGATGCAATTTTTGACTGATGGATTACATAACTGATGCGACCATTGGTTTTCCCGTATGATCGAATTTGATCTGCCAAATATGCTGAAAGCCCTTTGTCGTCAGAAAGCCGAGCGTCAATATCAATTGCTCGCACGCATCCATTTGTGTCTGGGTTGTGATCGCTCTTTCGTGTGCTATGTCTAGCATCACCAATCCACCCATCAGATTTGCGCAAACGCTCTGGGAAGGAATCATCGATCTGCTCACGCAGTTGAACAGCAGCTTTAGACAACCAAGGTTTCATTACAAACCTAAAGCGGTTAAGTCCTCAACAGTTAAACCAAGGGCTGCAAGTTTAGCCTGTGCTGTTTGCTTAGCCTGAGCCTTTGCTTCGGCTTCATTTTGGCGAATTTGCTCTAATTGAATAAGCGCAGCATCAACTTGTTCTTGAGTAACTGTCAAATTATCTGGCTTAAGAAAAGTTAAACCATCAAGATTATCGCCATAGATTACAAACTCAGAATTAGGATGTATATAAGAGATTGCTTCAGATATTGTTATTTTCATTATGCACCTATTTCCATTACAATGAGTGTGCTTTCAAGAGTGGCAGAACCACCAGTTGAGTGGTTAATTGTAGAAGTTGACCCTGATACATAATTTGCAAATCTAACCTTATAAGTAATTGCAGAAGTTGTGTTTGGACTATCTACTTTTGAAAAACTTATCGGGCCAACATATAAATAATCACTTTCATTTTCAAACAATGAACCATCTGTTCCATAATAAATTTGAGTTCCGCCTCTAACAATTTCCAACGCAACAGAGTTGTTCACATTTCCAGGAAATTTAGCCACTTGACCAATAGTAGCCATTACTAAAAATCTTGAACCAGTTGTAGCCGGCGTGATTGTTACATCTAGACCCGTATCTACAAATGAAGCAGAAGTTGTTGATACAGAACCAGTTACTGTGTCTTGAATGACCTGCAACACTTTACCACCACCAGCAGGTGCAGCCCATTTAATTTTTCCATCAACGGCTGTGTCGACTGTTAAAACATTTCCATTTGATCCAATTGCTAATCTTTGAACTGCATCAGCAGCATCGCCAACCAGTAAATCACCCTCGGCATCAATGACTGTATTTTGAGTATCTGCAACATATTTCAAACCGGTTGTTTCACCGCTTGCTGCAACCAATCTATGATCGTTAGTTCCAGCGGACAATTTGTCAAAAGTATCTGCACCAGTTCCAACAACTAAATCACCTTTTGCATCAAACTCTGTTGCAACTGTGTTTGTTAATGTAACTGATCCGGATGAACCGCCACCGCTTAATCCTGTTCCTGCAACAACTTCAGTTATATCACCAACATCATTTGTTACCCAAACAAAATCCATGTCGGCGTTTGAATTCTTTGACAATATCTGACCGGTCGTGCCACCTTCAAGATCTTGCATAGAAGTATCAATTGCTTGACCAAGTGTGCGGATAGCAGCTGCGCCATCCTTAACCAGATCGGTGTCGTCCGGTGTTTCCCATCCAAAATAAGTTGTGTTTGCCATATTAGGCTACTGCTCCAATCGCATTTTCCCATGTTAGTGTACCACTTAGAGTGTTCCAAGCCTCTGAGGCTGATACTTGTTCCCATTGAACTGCAACTTGGGAGAACTCGATCGGGCTCAGATTTATGGTTAAAAATAATTCGTTGAATCTAGTGCTCCAACGCCAGCCTTCAACATAACCCTCAAACTGTTGAGTTGGGGCTATCTGAATAGGCAAGTCTGTTATTCGCATAGGCTGACCCACAAAGATCCCAAGCAAGGCATCTCGGTCTCCATCATCAATGGCTGAGTTAGTCAATGGAAATGTAATACTGTCAAATAAGGCTCGTGGATAGGATCTTAAAGATATGAACCGATTAGCGACAGATTGAGCATCGGTGGCATCATGCAAGACTGTATTGATTGTTTCGCCTCGGTAACCAAATACCTCAATACTGTCTAAATCAATTGCGCTTACCTGTGAACCAAAGTTGTTGCCGTAATTTAGGAATACATCGTTGCGGACATCTGCACCCCTAGTCAAAACCTTTAATCCTGCTCCAAATGCTGTGTTTGCTGAAATTTCTGTGTAGCCATTATTGGCAAGATAATTTTGCCTGTGTAAAGCATCGGCATACCCAATTCGACCTTCGTTATCCTCATACAAAACACCAAATGCGCTATCAGCAATAAGGCTTGCAATGTTATAGACAGTATCTGGGTCTGCGCCTCGATTTGATATTTCATAAACTCCGGGGCGATCAATTTCCCCAAGTCCTAAGTTTTCAGCATTTGCCCAAGTAACTGTTGGGTCATATCCTGACCATGTTTCAGCTGCTGGCACTTCATTCCAATTGTTCAAGAATAGATCAGCAAGCAATTCAAACATCTGGTCGCCATCATCATCCCTAGCCAATGTTCCGTCATAGATAACTTTCGGCAATTTAGCCAATGAACCTAGAGCAAGAATGGTATAAGTAAAGGTTTCGGCAACGCTACTAGCTGATGCAACTTCGGTAGTTATGTCTGTGATGTTGCCACCAAATAAAGTCCTAAAAACATTGGTGCTATCTTTAACCTGTAATGCTATTCCGTCATTAACTTGGAAATTGTAGTTTTCATTGTTTAAAGCCACTAATGCAATTTGAATATAAGATGGCGTTGGCTGTGCGTAGATATCCTCACGCCCTGCTTGATGGGCAATATCGGAGATAGCGACATCGGTGTATTCCACACCATTAATGCTTAACTTATATTCAGGCGTAAAGACTGACATTATCTTGCTCTAGTGATGCCGCTGTTATAGAGCTGTGGAACTGATCTTGATGAACTCTGATTAATGACCTTAGCAACTGCTCTAGCAGCACCCTCAGAATCTACGGCTTGAACTGTAATGTTATTTACTGTTGTGCCAGCCCTTGCAGCACCTGATGCCAATTGAGCAGATGTGGCAGTTTGTGCAGCAGCGGTTGCACCTGATGACGCAGCAGTTGATACTCCTGCACTTGCGCCTACTTGGCTAATGTTTGGTAAAACAGGAATTGCATTGTAAGCACTAATCAATCTATTAATTCCTGAAATAGCATTATCAACAGCTGTTTGAATTGCAGATATAACTTTACCAATAATATCAACAATTCCACCTGCAATAACTCCAATAGTCTTTAAGGCTGCCCCTAAGCCAGTAACTAAAACAGGAATGATTACATCAGTTATGAATCGACCAAATGCATCAAATGCTTCTTGGTTGTCTTTAATGGCTTGCTTAATTGGATCAAAGTATGCAGCAAACTCTTGCAATCTAGGGACTACCTGATTAACAATAAGATCAACAAATTTTTCAACAAATGGAAGTAATCGATAACCAATTTCCTCTTGCGCTTCGGCAAAGGCTTGCTTTAATCGATCAATTCTGCCTTGGAATGTTTCAGCGTTTGCAGCTGCTGCGCCACCATAAAGATTGGTCAATGCCTTTGTAGTTTCGGTAAAGTCCATTGCCTTCAAATCGGCTTGGCTTAAACCGATTCCTAATCTAGCAAGTCTTGTATCTTGTCCTTCGTAGGCTTTTGATAATGCTTCAACAACTGTGCCAAGCTCTTTCCCAGTTCCCTTTGATACATCAATTGCAAGGGTAAGCAGTTTTTGAGATTGGGTTACATCCTTAGTTGAAACAGACAATCTCTGGAATGATGCTCTCAATTCATTGTCGGTTATACCTGTGGCTAATTGTGTTTGTGTTATGTAATCCTCAGTTGCCTTTATTTGGGCATTTGTAGCCCCTGTGGCACTCTTTAGGGCAGCAGCCAACCTTAACTGTGCCTGTTCATCCTCGATGGCTGATTTGACCCCATCAACGGCTAATTTGACCCCATAGGCAGCAGCAGCTGCAGCAGCAACCGCAAAAGCAGCAGCAGCCTTTTTTCCAAATTCTGCAATCTTGCTGGCATTGGTTTCAACCGCTTTGTCGGCTTCGCCTAACTTCTTTTTTAAGTCATCAACATCGGCAAGGATTGATAACTTTAAGGTGCGATTACCGGTTGCCATTAGACCCATTCCTTAATAATGCGATTAAAACTTGCTTCCCACTTGTTAATCAATTCAGGCTGAATTCTGCGAAGGGTTGGATAAATGAACCATCCTCGAGATCCACGACCTTGCCGTCCCGAATAACTAGGAAACTGTTTGAATTTATTTGAACCAAACTCAACGCCACCCCATAGGGTTTGCGTAGTAGCACCACCTGAAAACTTTTGTCTTGCGAATCCATAACGGAATTCACCAATTTTGCTTGACTTTGAGATGCTAACTCCGTCCGCAACTCTTTGCGCAACCTTGCCCGATTTTTCTCTGCCTCTAGCTGCTGACTTAATTTCCTCTGATGCAAAATACGCCAAAGCAGCAGATTGAGTTCTTGCTTCCTCTGTTGCTTGGTCGTCCATAAGTTTGAAAGCCTTGTAAA